CGCCTGCCAGCCTGGATTGATATAAGCCGCGTGGTAGTAGAGCCCACCATTGGTCGGGTCAGCCGTTGAGCCGTTCTGCACGCTGTTCCAGATTTGGCGGGCTTGTTCGAGCAGCCTAGGATCGTCCAGTTGCTTGGCGATTGCGGGGCCCGGATTGCTATAGCCCTCGAATTGACCGGATGCCTGCACAACGTGGGTCGGGCTTTGGTGCCAGGCCTGAGACCGGTTCGCAATAACGTTGGCAACAGCCGCCATGCCAGCCGGATTACCCCCAGCCTCGGCAATGATCGTCCGCAGGATATCGCGTTCAGACATCAGGATTCCTGCTATTGAGGGCGAGGGGGCGAGTGGCTATGTTTCGCGCCGGGGGACCGGAGGATTGATGGACGATCAGCAGTTGCCGCCCAAAAAGTCGTGGTGGGCTCGCCTTAACGAAAAGCCGCCAGGTTGGGACAAGCCGGGAGCCCGCGCCGGTCGCTGGATTGCGGCGATTTTGATGGGCCTGGCGCTCCTATGGGTCCGCTCCCAGCACTAGAAGGCCGGCGCGAGAGCATTCCCGCCGTCCACAGTGATCGAGATCGGCGCCGGACGCGTGATAGCGGTCGAAGCGCCCTTAGCCGCGGCCTGCAAGCCAAGTTGGATGGCCTTGATCGCAGCCGAGTGCTGCGGATTGAGCGTGGCGCTTAGAATAGTCCTGTTGATCGCCTTCGGATCGTTGCTGGCGAGAATATCAGCCACGTGCGCCATGACCTTCTGATCAACGGCTTTGCCCAAAGCGCGGGCGCCCAGCTTCCCGGCCATCATCAGGCCGGCTCCGGTCGCGACATTTCGGGGGTCCCAGCCGCCCACGAGCCCGCCCCCTACTCCCCCAATCGCACCCATGGCCGCAAGTTGCTTTACGGTGGAAGAATTGCCCTGCACCGCCTGTTTTGTCTGCTGCATGATGTCTTCGACGCGGGTGAAGTTCTCGAGTTGACCGGCCGCATTCTTGCCGAGCGCCAATTCGACCTGAGCGCGAGACGCCGGAGAGCCGAAAACCTGATTAATGACGTTCACACGGTCGGGTGCGGCGTTGATCTTGTCGATGAGCGATGAGGCATAGCCGACGCCGAAGGCCTTCTGCTCGGCCGGCGTGAACTTGGCATAGGCCGCCTTTGCCTCAGGGATGCCCATAGGCTGGCCGACGAACTTCCGACCGGCATCCAGTGCATCTTCGGCGCCGAAGGCTGCGGCGGCCCCTCTGCGTGCCGTGGCGAAGCTCGGAACGGTACTATCGAGCGAACCGAGCAACTGTGTCCGCATATCGCCCAATTGGCTCCCCAGGAGATTGTTGCCAGCTTTGTAGGCCTGTTGCGAGTTTGTGCGCAGATTGCGTTGCACGATGTCCCAGAACTGAAGGCTCGGGAGCGCCGTCGAGCCGTTCGGGTTCTTCCGAAGCCCGATATTGCCCTGCGCGTCGAACGTGAACGGGCTTTTGACAGCCTTCTGCCCGGTTGTCGCCGCATCGTTCGCCGCGGTGCGCTCTGCGCCCTTCACGGCGTTGATGAAGTCGGGCGACTGGAACAGTTGCTTGATCTTGGGCGTCCAAACGACACTTGCCGCCGGGTCGTTATAGGCGCGGGTGTAAGCGGCATCGTTCGACTTGCGGGCGCCGGACTGGATAGCGTCCTGCAACGCAAGGTCGTCGGTCGTTCCGCCCGTGATCCGTTTCACAAAGGCGACGGCCCGATTGTTCTGAGTCAGAAAGCGGTCCTGCGTGAGGTCTTTCAGTTGTTCGCCTGCGGCCGGGTCGGAATTGCCCGCGGTACGCGCCAAAGTGCGGACGCCACCCCCGAACCGATCGGCATTGATCACGGGCTGGCCATTGATTGCCGCGGCGTTCTCGTCGGCTGGCGTCATGGCCTTTCCGGCCTGAACATCCCGCGCCGCGGCGCCCGAAACCATCTTCTGCGCCGCCGTCTCGGGATTGGTAAGAGCGTCGATAACAGGCGTTACGCGCTTGGTGAGAGCGGAAGCTCCGCGAGATAGCAATTCGCCCGCGCCAGGAATGAGCGTGCCAATCGTGCCGCTGAGCGCCGCATCCTTTGCCGCTTCACCCGGGGACGCGCCGCGAACGAGTGCATCTGCCCCAGAAAGAGCGGCATTTGTGCCCCCCGAAAGCAGCGAGCGTGCCAGCAACGGGACCGAACTGTCCATGCCGAGGATTTTGGCAACTGCGGGGATTTCGCCGCCCACAAGGAAGGGAGCTACCGCGCCCGTCACCGTCCCTACTGTTGACGCGACTGGATTCCGCTCAGCCTGGGCTGCATCCGAGGCGTGAACGTCCTGCTGCGTCTGCGCCTTATAGGTCGGGTCATAGGCCGGGCTGGCCTTGTTGCCATAGACGGTGTTCTGAACCGCGGCTTTAGCGTTCTCCGCTCCCTCCAAAATCTTGTTGCCGAACGGCAGTGCGTCGAGACCGCGCGTGAAGCCGGCGCTGAGCTGGTCGGCAATCGACTCCGGCGCCGCGGGAGGCGCTGGTGCAGCCTGCGGGGCCGGCGTCATCGCCCCCATTTTGGCGGCAATCTCATTGACGGTCTTTTCCTGATCGGCCGGAGACAGCTTGGCGAAGCTATCGTCAACCGTGATCGAGCGACCGTTGATCGTGAGCGTACCCATTATGGAGCGAAGCTCCAATTGACGCCTGTGGAGGTCGTGTTCTGTCCGGCTGCGGGTGCTGTGCTGGCCGGAGCGCCCGTGATGCTCGACTTGAGGTTGCTGCTGATTTCAGCCGGAGCGTCGAGCGCGGCCTTCATTTCGTTCTTCATCTGCGCAATCACAGCGGCGTAAGCTTCAGGGCTTTGCGCGGTGTTCAACATCTGCTCGGCGTGCTGGCGCATCGCGTCGGTTGGGGCGCCAAGCGGCGAAACGGCGCGCGCATAGGCGTTGACGAGAGAGGTTGTGGCCGTGACGAAAGCCGCCATTTCCGGCGAGCTCGTATTTGTCCGAACGGCATTCACAGCCGCATTCCACGGCACAAACGAAGAGCGCGGCACTTTGGCGGACGCCTCAAGAGCAATATCGGCCATCTGGTTGGCCTCGCTCGATGCCATGCCGACCTGAGCAGCGCGGGTGCCCGCGGCTCGCTGCGCTGCAACATTCCCGCCATAGGCCGAAATCTCCGCAGCAAGGCCCTTACCGTCCATGCCCATGGCGTTGGCCTTCTCGGCAACGGCGTTGGCGATCTGAGCGCGCATATTGGCGTTGCGGGCGTAACCCGTGATGGCCGACTTGTCGCCCGCGAGGTACTGCGAGGAAATCAGGTCGAGCGCTTCAGGCGAAAGCGATTGTGCGCTCTTTGGGTCGGCTGGGCCGCCGGGGATCGGTTCGAGGCTCTGCCCGTCCGCGGTAAACCGGAACCCGCTCGGCGCATTGCCGGTGCTGTTCGGCGGCTTGATCGGGGCGGTGTAAACCGGCTGGTTATCGGCGCCCAGCACCGTGTATCCCGGCGCAACAGTCTGCTCGCCATAACCCGGAGTCGAGCGTTTGAACGCCTCAGTCAGTGCGGTCGCCCCGTCGCCGGCCTGTGCGATCGGCACGAGGTCGGCAAATGCCGGGTTCGATTGCAGGTATTTGACCGTGGCGTTGATCTGGTCCTGTCGCTGCTGTTCGGCTTTCTGCGCGGTCGCATAGGCGTCGTCAGCCTGCGCGCCCTTTTGGAGCCCCTGCGTGCCGAGGGCGATGCCCTGCGAGAGGGTCGGACCTGAGGCAAGGCCAGCTCCGAAGTCCATCAGCGCGCCACGATGAGCAGCGAGGAAATCGGTGAGGCCATTGCTGATGCCGAGCGAATTGAGAATGCCCATTATGCGAACGCTCCCAATGCACCAATGCCCAAACCGAGGGCGCTTTGCCACCAAGGCGTTTGAGCCGGAGCCGGCGATGTGGTTGTGCTGGTCGTACCGGCCGCGCCCGCACTGCCGTTGAGGATGGAACTGATCTTGGCGAGCCAGTTGGTCTGGTTCTGCGCCTGGCGCTGCTGTAGGTCGGCCTGCCCTTGCAGGATGCCCTGATTGTTCGCGTCCTGCGCGGAGCCGACGCCCGCGGCAATCGAGGCCGGCAAGAGGCTCGACTGGAACGCCGCAGGAAGCGCCGAGGCCGCGGACAGCTGGAACGCGCGGTCGTTCTGCAACTGCGTCTGGTCCATGGCGCCAAGGGCATTTGCCACGCCCTGCCCGGCCGCTATCACATTGGAGCCGCCGCCGAGGCGACCCGAGTTGTTGAAGACGCCATTCACGCTCTTCAGGGCATCGTCGCCAGCTTTGGCCCTCAGGGCGGCATATTCGGGATCATTCGTGCCATAGTCGCCGCCGCTGGCCGCCGTACCGAGGCTGTTGATGGTGTTGTTGATCGCCGTCGAATAGGCCGGATTGGACGCCGCGGTGAGCGCGCTGTTCCATGCTCCCGTCGTGGTCGAGCCGGCAGGGCTATAGAGCGATGAGCCGAAGGTTGCAGGCGCGCCCTGATCAACCGCAGTGTTGACCTGCCCCAGAACCTTGTCGAGAGTGGCCTTGACCTGCGGATCGGACGAGCCGGTCGTTTGGACGACCTGTTGCGTCTGCGGCTGGTCGTTCATGCGAGCACCTTCTTCAGTCTGTTCGGCACATCGTCAGCCGGTTGATAGTCGGGAAAGACGCGCGACCAATCCCGGCCGCCGATGAAGTTCTCTGCGCAACCCGCGGCCTTCAGCATGGCCTCGAATTCCGCCAGAATGCTGCGGATCATTGCGAGCCACGCCTTGGGCCTCAATGTCGATTTGCCGGCGATATAGGAGGTAAAGCACTTCATTGTGCCGTCCTCCTTGAACACCTCGAAAACGATGTAGCCGGAACCCGCGCCTTCGACCGTCACTTCGAGACAGGCGCATTGCCCGCTTATCAGCTTGTCGAAGACCTGCTGAATTGTCGTTCCAGCAGGATTGTGGCGCATTCCCGGCGCCAACATGGTCCCGATGCGCCACCAGTCGAGCGCGATTTCTTCCTTACTGAGCGAGCGGAACACTCAGCGACTCTGCGCCTGCGGCGTCCACGCGGTTGCCGCGACCTGTTTGCCAATATAGAGGCCTGTCACGAGCACATTATTCGCCGCCGAGACCGTCACCCGGAGCTGATGGCCGGTCGGAATGACAATCCCGTCATCGAACAGCACGCTTTGGAGCGCGGTGAGCGCCTTGGCTTTCCACGTGAAACCACCGCTGCCGAGGTAGTAAGAAACCGCGTTCCCAACGTCGTAGATTTCGACGGTCAGGTTCGGCGTGCCGCCAGAATACTCGTTGCAGCGAAACCAGACGACGTTGAACTGTCCGTTCCCCTGCCCCAGCACGATCGGCGTTGCAGTCGTGGCCGAGATGTTCTGCTTGATGAAGTTGGCCGAGCCGCCGGGAAAGGTGAATGGGCTGGTCATTTCGGACCGCCCAACGGCACGATGCGCCGACGCCCATTTGGCAGTTTGATGATCCCGTTGGCGTTCAGGATTTTCTCGATCCCGTTGGCATAGGTGTAGGAATCACCGGCCGGGATCAGCAGCCGCATCTGGTAGTAGAGGCCCTGCGCTTCGATGGGTACGCGCCCGCCGTCCACTTTCGAGGCTGGCCCCTGGAATACAATGTCGTCGTCCAGCTCATCCTTGACGCCGATGTCGAGCGTCATGCCCGAGGAATCGGAGGTCGGCGTGGCCCACAGGAACTTCATTCGCACGGGCGCCATCGCAACGCCGGTTGTCAGCGTCCCCGCAAGGCAAGGACCGGTGCGGAAGGCGAATTTGTAGTTCGCGTCCAGCCCGCCAAACAGCGGCGCCGCGCCTGACCAGAACAGGTCGTCATAGGTCAGCGTTTGACTGTCGTAAGTCCCTGTTGCCGCGTCATAGCTGACAGCCACCGTCGCCATGCGGGTCAGATAGCTCGACTCCTCGGTGATCGTGAACCAACGGCCGATTTCCCATTCGTAGCCGATCCCCACTTCGCTGACCGTCGTGGAGCTATCTACCGAGCGCTTATAGCGCCACAACACCACGCGCCTGATCGGATCGACGGCCGCCTGCACCAGCCCGAAGTTCGCCTGATCGACCATTTTGAGGAATGTCTGGTCAACCTCGTTCGCGCCGATGAACTTGAGCCCGTTGGTCAGATCGAAGCGCCAGAAACCATCCGTCGCGAGGCCGAAAACGAGACCGTCGAATGAGACACACGACTTTGCCGCAACCGCGCCGCGGCCGTTCGAAATCTTCTGGAGCGAGAACTGCGCGCCGCCAGGGGCATTACCGAACTGCATCAGCACGAAAGCGCGCTGCTGCACCAAAAGAGCGTTGTTCTGCTTCAGATCGAAGCCGCAGAGCAGGTTTTCGCCGTCCGCAAGCTCCTGATAGTCGGCGCCGTCCGTCGTCCAGTTCGTCTGGTCATTGAACCCCGACGTTTTGATGAGTCGGGCATCTCGATTGCCGTTCGCATCCTTGCAGTTGAGCGCAATGACGAAGTTGGCGCAGGTAAAGACGTAAGCCGGATCGCCGGCTCCGGAAATGTAGGTCGGCGCGCCGCCGGCTTCGACATTGTAGGAGTGCAGCCCGTCAGCCGTGTTCGTGAAGAGCAGATAGTTGCCGAAGTGCAGGCCGGACCAGTCATAGCCGGTTGGGCAGGCGTAGCCCGTGGCAATTGCGCTCGTCCATGTATAGTCCGCGTTGAGCTGGTAGAGCGAGTCCGCGGTGAGCGCGAACGCTTCCCATTGGCCGGCGTTGAGAACAATCGAGAACACACCACGCGGAGCGCCCGGAAGAGCAGTAGCGGTACTCGGCACAAACAGCGACGGATACGGCCCATAGCCGTCCGGCGTCGGAATGCAGCCGTCCGCCACCATCATCGGCGCCGCGAGTTCGCCCCGGTCCGGCTGAAGCGCTCCGAACGCACCCATTTAGAATTCCGTCGCCGTCACGAAGCCGGTACGCAGCTTGTCCACCGTCGCATCCGTGAGCGCCTTAAGGGCAAGCTGTTCGGCCTGCTGCATGGTCGAGGCCGCAACGTAGTCTTCCCAGCGGTGGGCGTAGAGTTCGCCCTTCGCCCGCGACATGATAAGGTTGTAACCCTCAGTCATCCACGGATTGTCGGCTTCATCGTCAGAGGCAGGCCCGGCGAGGATGATGTGCCCTGCCAACCGCGCCGTGTAGATCGCGTCAAACTGCCAGTCGAAGCGGATCGCGCGGTTGATATAGGCGAAGCGCGAGGGCTGGCCCGTCGTCAACTGGTTGTCCGCGTCGTATTCCATGTCGTCGTAGGCAACCATGTCCATTTCGCGGACATCGGCACTGCCGAACGTCACCCAGCAGCCATCTATCCGGTCGAATTCAGCGTCAATGTCGCCTGAGGTGGTCGCTGTGTTGAAGCTGTAGGTGTCCTGACCGACAACCGTGCTGAAAGTCACGTCGCGCGTTTCGTTGAACCAGAACGAGCGCTTCTGATAGAACTTGATTCCGCGATAAATGGCGCGGCGCATGGCATCGACCTGCGCCGTCGCCGTACGCCCGGTATCGGACTGCATTTCGGCAAGCATGCCGGTGAGTGTATAGACGGTCGGATCACCGCTCACTTCGGCCTCGCCTTGCAGGACTTTTCGTGAAGGAACACGCCCTGTTTCACGGCCTTACCGCAGTAGCGGCAGTGGCCTTTGACCTTGGGCGGCTCAATAGGGACTGGACGCGCGACGGTCGGCAGGAGTCCAAGCGTCTGCGCGTCCAGAATGAACGACAAAGCGTCGTCCAATGTCTTAGCTCGCGACGAGCGGCAGCGTGTACCACTGCGTGGCGGAGGTCGCGAACAAGAGCAGCGGCATCAGGCCAGTCGTCATCGACAAAGCGCCGTTGGACGAGATGGCATTGATCGTTGCAGCCGCGTCCGGCCACACCTTCAGCACGCCAGAAGTCGTGCCCTTGATGAGGCAGATCGTGCCGGGCGTCGGGGTCGGGGGAAGTTTGACGCCTACAGTGCCGTTGGCACCACTGACAACAGTGATGCCGGGATAGATTTGCGTGGCGTCGGCCAGGGTTGAGCCAGCCGCCGCAACGCCGGTGTTGACGGGCCAAGCAAAAACCGCGTTCGCGTCGCTGTTGAGCACGGTGAGACCGCCAAACTGGACGTTCTCATTCTTGGACGCGCTCTGAGTGCCAGTAGCAGCCATTTATATTTCTCCTTCCGGCTCGAACCGGACCTGTTTGAGAGATGCGTTGTGCTGAACGCATCCGTCGAAGTGGACGAGTTCAATGCGGGGATCGACAAAGGTTCTGGCACCGACTTCTCTTGCCTTGGCGCAAAAGTAGAAGTCCTCTCCACGCAAAATCTGCATTGGGCCGACATAGCCCATGGCGAGCAGATCAGCCCGCGCCGCCTCGGGAGCCGGGATGAAGTCGTACCAGAAGTAGTTTCGGTAGAAGCGGAGGTGATCGCCGTTGGTCAGTTTCGCGTTCGGCAAGTAGAGCTGCGCGATGCCGCTCTCGGCCAAACGATCGAACACGCTGCGGTCGATGCAAACGAAGGCCGTAGCCACGCTCTTGACCTCCCACAGTCCCGTTTCCGGGTCCGCGGCAGGCGGGATATGATCCCACTGAACGACAAGCTCAGCCGGATCATTCCAGTTCGGGTTGCGCTTCTGGTGGACGCCAGCAACGATCTCAACCGGCGCCAGGAGCATGTTGAGAACGTCTGGAACGCAGTTTTCCCATGCGATGTCTGAATCCACGAACCATATCTTGTCGCACTTTGCGGCAAGACTCATGGCGACACACCAGTTGCGCACGTCTGGCAGGACGGGAGAACCCCGCCCCGTCAGAAGCATGATCTCCACTCCCTTATCCGCCGCCAAACGCATGGTTTTGACGACGCTCGACATCAGCGCGTCGTGGACGCGCCCGTCATAACAGGGAATGCAGAGGGCAATCTTCATTACTGATCGTTGCCCGGAACGTACTTGATGATCACCGTGCCGGCGCCCTGCGTAGCCGCAGTGCCGGTCTGAGTGAACTTGGTCCAGACCAAGGCGTCACCGGAGAGCTTGCCCAGAGCCGCCGAGGTGGGCTTGATGTTCTGGGTCAGGCCGGCAGTCGTCTCATCCACGTCGCCCGAGGCCACGATATTGGTGGCGGTCGTGCCGTTCGTTCCAACGGTCAGAACATTGGTCGTCTGAGCGTTGAAAGTCGTGGTGATGAGCACGTCTGTCCCGATGATGATCGCACCGCTCGGAAGCGTGGTTTTCGACACGCCGGTTGCGATGCCGGAGTCCGAATAGGTGACATCGAAGCGCAGGTACTGAATCTGCTGCTCGTACTGATAGCGGGCAGTGCTGCCAGCCGTGTTGGTAGCCATTTCGCTCGCTCCTTAGTTGGTGTGCTTGGCAGCGTAGGAGCTGACAACCACAGTGTTGGCGTCGGTCGAGGCGTACTGAATCTTCTTCATGCCCCAGATGGTCATCACGGAGACTTCCATCTTGCGCTTGTGGTCGAACAGTTCCTCGTTCCAGTTGAAGTCGGTGTCCGACATGTCCTGCCCAAAGGCGATGGCGCATGCCTGACCGCCGACGAGCACCGCACGGCGAACCGTGCTGATCGCAGCGCCCGTGGACGAGTTCACGCCCTGCGTCACGTGCGGAGACTTCCGCAGAATGACGTTATTGTACTCGCCGATCGCGTCGGTATAGAGCGGGTTGTTGCTGATCTTGCCGCCCTGCATCGCCGCCTTCTGGATGTCGAACCACTGCGCGGTCGAGGTATTCGTGCGCAGGTCCGTCACCTGGTAGGGATGAAGGAACATCACGTATTTGAGGCCGGCGATGTCGTTGCCGCCCTCCATGCCGGTGACGTTGATCGGATGGACCGGCGAGGACGCCGATTCCGCGAGTTCACGGGCGTAATCGACATAGCGCAGGTCGAACGTGTCGGCCGACGTGATCGCCTCATCGGCGGTCGAGGTCGTCGGGCCGGCAACGCGGGTGATAATGCGGCGCGTCGAGGTCGGCGCGATGATCGCATTGTTACCCGCATAGCGCAGGTCGGTTACGGGGGTGTAGCCGCAAACGTGGTTGAAGAACGTCACGGAGAGACGTTCGCCCCAGATGGTCTTGAGGCCACGGCGCGCGGCAGAGCGCAGATCAAGGAGCGTGCGCTGTGCATCGATCGAGCGGCCCTTGTTGGGGATGCCCACGTTGAACAGCAGCTCGTTGATGAGGATGGCGTCCGAGTAGAGCGAAAGGCTTTCGCCATTGCCCTGCGCGACCTGATTTTCAGTCACGCCGTCCTGGGTCAGCTTTTTCATCAGCTGATACGTCACCTGATCGCCGGCACCCTTGGAGGTTTCGGACTTGATCTGGATGATGTCGTTGTCGCTCTCCCCGATGAGGGGCGAGATGTCGGTCTTGTAAACGATGTCGTAAGCGAGGCGCTTGGCCCACAGCTTAACGGCAAGGGCGTCGTTCACGCCAATCAGAGTGGTGGCCACGGAATGGCTCCTTGCTGGGGTTAGAACAGGATTTTGGGAAGGTGCCTGCTTAACGCCGCAAGGCTCGGGCGAAGCGTCCGATAGCGGGGGACGCGGCCGAGATAGTCAGTGCGACTTTAACGATAGCCGCCATCGAAGGAGCCCGAAGGCTCAATGCACGTCTGACCTGAAATCAGGCCTTGGCAAAAAGCTCATCCATACCGGCATCGCCCAGGCTCTTTGCGAAAGCCGCAAATTCCTTGGGCGACATCTTGGCGAGGTCTTTTGCCGTAATCGAAGCGGGCGCGGCCGAACCGGGCAAATCCCCGATCGACATGTGCCGCTGCTGAGCGGCTTTGCGCTCGGCAATGGGTTTCTGTGCCGGCTGAGCAGCCGCAGCGGGCGCAGGATCGGCTGCCTGGGGCTGGAGTTGGATGCCACGCACCGCGGCGAAGTTCATCATGTATTCGGCCACGTTTTGACCAGTGGCGACGGCGTGCCGGATATGGGCGCGCTCCATCTTGGTCATTTCCTTGCCGACGAAATCCTTCTGAGCCGGCGTCATCTGCGCCGAATTGGCTGGGATGCCGTTGTTGAAGCAGATTTCGCGGGCGATGGATTCGAGCAGCGCGGTATAAGTCTTTTCGACGGCCGGATTTGCGGCTTTTGCCTCGTTGAACTGCGGACCAGCGACGTTGAGCGCCTGCTGGAATTCGTTGGCTTCCTTTTCCTCGGCCTGTCGCGCTTCCGTCTGCGCCTTAGTTTCGTTCTCGATCCGCGTAAGACGGTCATTCACGTCGCCCACGAAGCCGAGCGGGTCGGTATCGAGCGCGGGCTTGGCTGGCGGCGCTGGTTCGTCTTTCTTGGCCTCGCGCGCCTCGCGCTTTTGCAGCGTATCGAGCAGCACCTGCATGCGCTCTTCAGTCTGCCGGCGCAATGCACGCTCTTCCTGCAAGGCGCGGTTATCGACAAAGCCCGGCGGCGGCTTGGCGGGATTGGCCGCGGCAGGATCAGCGGCGGGAGCCGGCGCGTCCTTCTTAGCGACAAACTTGCCGGTTACAGGGTCTTTGGCTCGGGGCTCAGCGTCGGGCTTGGGAACAGCGAGTTGTGCCGGCGCTTCGTCCTCGTCATCGTCATGCGGAACATCGGCATCGATCTCGGGTGCCGGGCGAGACAGGATTTCCTGCTCTTCGGGCGTGAGGTCAATGCCAAGGTCTTCTTCGGTCAGGCGCTTAGCCATCAGTCGAATTCTCCTGTTTCGTGCATAAGGTCTTCAAGCTCGGCAGAGACGGCGCGCAGATGATCGATCGCGTCGTCGTAGGCCGGTTTGCCGCGGGCCTGCTCGACCGCCTCTGCGGCAAGCTGGGCGCGGGTGCGGGTTTCGCGCTCGCGCCGCAGGAGGTCGTCCTTGCGAGCGCGATACTGTGCCGGTGTCATGCCGCCTGGGGCTGCTGCTGAGCCTGATCGGCGGCTTCAGCCTGCAACTGCGATTGGTTGCTCGCCTGCTGATCGGCCAATTGCGACTGGCCGGCCTGCTGAACCTGCTGTTGCTGAATCGCGTTGGCGTTCTGCATTCGCGCCATTGCCCGTTCGTGGGCCATCTGGCGCATTTGCATGACGTGATCGGAGGCCATGCCGCTGAGGGAGAGCAGGCTTTCGATCTGGGCGTCCAGTTCGTCGCTGTCGTTCTGCGACTTCGCCGTGATCTTGGCGACTTCAAGCTTGATGAGGCCGTTGAACAGCGTTTCACGCCACTGCATGGCTGCTTCGACGTTCGTGTCCTGTGCGTTCGCAGGCATGCCGGCCTGCTGCGCCTTGGCCTGGTTCAGCATGGCCTCGGAATTCGTCTTATCCACATCTGCCGCAGCCTGACGCGCAGCGGTTGCCGCGGCCTGCTGCTTCATCGGATCAGGCGTCGAAGCCATCTTCTCAAGCTCTGCAACCACAGTCGCGGGCAATGGCGAGTATTTGAGCGCCTTGAGGATGTATTCGGGCGGGATGACCTTGCCCACGAGCGGCATGAACGACGAGATGACGGCCCAAATCTGCTCTTTCTGGTTCGGGCTCGTCGGCGCGTCGTCCACGATGATGTCGTATTCGAGATCGGCCTGTTTCGTCAGCTTGACGTACTTTTCCTGATCCTTGCCGACGATGCGGATCAGCCGCCCGTCGCTCAGGTCGTTCTGCAAATAGTAGAGCACGACGCGGCCCTGCTTTTCGCTGTAGAGCTTCATGCCGTCGAAGGCCCATTGCAGCATGTTCAGCCCGGCCTGCTTGCGCTGCGCCTCTAAACTCGCCGGCTGGTCGTTCTCACGCGTGCCGAGCAGTTCAAGGCTCACGCCGGCCACGTCGCGGATCGAGGAAATCGCGAATTCCGTGAGCTGCTGGAATCCAGCCGGGAACGGCGCCATCGCCTTTTCCTTGATGGCCGCCAGTCCGCCGTCTTCCACCAGCGTGATCGCGTCGGGCTGCGCATAGGTCTGCTCCGCCTGCCGCGGATTGGCAAAGGCGCGCTTTTCCGCGAACAGGCCGCCCTTGGCGTTCGAGTTCATAATGAACATCATCTGCGCCAGCCACTTGTTGGCCCAGCGCTGCGGGTCTTTCAGGGTACGCACCCCGCCAAACCACGTTCCGCGGTTACGGTCGTATTTGCCGGTCACGCATTGGAACGAGAATTCATCGGGGCATGGCGCGTCGCCATAGCTCAGCACGACATTGCCCAAAAACGCCTGCTTGATCACCTTCTTGCGGAACCTCACGCCGTCCATTTCGGACATGCCGAGCTGCTTCAGGCGCTTGTTGGCGGTATTGTATTCATCCTCAGTGAAGTGCGACTGCGGGTATTCGCCGGTTTCCTCGTTCGGGTCGCCAAGCGTGTCTTCCGCGAGGTAGTGCGTTTCACGTGTAATGTACTGGCACTGGACGATGGTCACGTAATTCTGCGGGCCGCCGGTCGAAACCACGGCCTCTTTGCGCTTGAGGTCCAGTTCGCTGTTGACGTTGGACCAGGTGGCGTTCAACTCGGCCTTAGTGAAGCCGGGGAACATCGCCTGCGCTTCTTCGAGCGGCACGCGACGAGCGCGCCACACGCGGGTCATGTCGCCAAGGTTGCGACCCCGAGCATCCCGATCCCATACCATTTCGAACGGGTCGATATGGTCCTCACGCGGCTGTCCGTCCGGGCGCTCGGTGTAATCGATGCGCGTTTCCGACCAGCCCATGCCGCAGACGTAGCAGTCCGAGAACACGGCGGAGCGCACATAGTCGCCCTTGGCCTCGTCATTGAACCACTGGCCTGCGGAGGTCAGGGTTTCGTTGGCGAGCACATCGCCCTCTTCGCGCGGGATGTAGCGCACCTCCCTGCGATTGCCGATCTCATAGCCAGTGACCGCGGCGACGATTGGCCCGATGCGATCGAAGGTGATGTTGGGGCGCCGCTTGTCCTTCAGCACCTTCAGTTCGTCGGCGCTGTACTGCCGGGCCGCTGCGAAATCGAAATCCTCGGCCGCGTCGTCGCGCCAGTCCTGCGCCTTGTCGCGGTCCATGCGATACCAGTTGCGCAACTTCTGCGGCACATCATCGTGCGGCTTGAGGTTGCCCACTTCGACCGCATCGGATGCTGGCTCGGCAAGGGACTTTTTGGCGTAGGCCATCTATTTGCCACCCGTCACTGCGTCATCCAGCTTTCTTCGCTCTCGCGCTCATAGAAGCGCTGGCGGTGGGCATCGTTCGAATAGTCCTTGACCGGCGGCGCCGGCACATGACCGGACTCGGCAAACGTGCGATACGCATCCGCGCCGTTCGACTCCGGGCCGTGGTAGGGATGGTCACGCCAAACCCCGCGGCGATCATCGAATTCCTTGCGGTAGCGCTTGAGCTTGGTCAGGCCGAGCTTGCAGCCTTCGGCATCCCACTGAACCTGCGAGAACCGCCGCCGTGCGACCTGCACGCTTTCCCAGATCGCCGCGGCACGTTCCACAATGGCCGGATTGAACCCCAGCCTGCCCATGACGCCCAAGGTGCCTTCCGGCAGCCACAGAAGCTCTCTGTCGCCGTCGTGCGGCATGTAGTGCTTGCCGAAGGTCGCGCCGCGGTCGAGCGCCCATTCCTTGAGCTTGCGCAGGATGGAGTCGATCGTTTCGCCTTCGAACTCGAAATAGCCAACCATGCGCGGCTGGCCTTGAATATCCTGCTCCAGCCAGATCGCCGTGGCGTTGCCGTGCGAGCGACCCAGATCCCAGAACGTATTGACGGGATAACGTGCATCGAGCGGAAAATGCCCGATGCGATCGTGTTTGTAGGCTGCGGCCAGATCGTCCGCGAAGATAGCGCCCTCAAGCGCCTGCGCGAATGCTTCCTGCGGCGTCGAGGGATATTCCCTCTTCATGTTGCCGCCCTGCTCGCGCTCTTCCGTCACATACCAGTTTTTCTGGCCTTGCGTGAACCCGGTGAAGTGCTCTGCGAGGAACGGGACGTCCCTGATTTCGTGACTGACGCGCTCGAAATAGGCTTCATCGTCAGGGCCAATTGGAATGTTGGTCCGCTCCATCTGGTACTCAGGCGCGCGCCACCAGGGGAAGAAGAAGAACTTGTAATCCTTGCGTGTCAGATCGACGCGCTGGTCCAGCATTTGCTGCGCAGTGCGCGACTTGTCGTAGAAGTCGCCGCCCTCGCCTTCAGCCGTGCTTTCGATAATAATCACGCCCTGCTCTGCCGCAGGGAACGCGCCAGATTTGATTTCCTCGGCCTTGTCGGGGAACTGCGAGCAAATCTTGCCGTATTCGGAGATCAGCAGCCAATTGACCGTTGACGATCGAACCGACGTGCTGACGCGAAAGCTCGACTTGTTTGCCCACGTCATGGTGTCGGCGCTGTCCTGGCTCGCGGGCCGTGCGAGCTTCAGGGCGGGATCGAGATTGTCGTAGGGCATCCGCACCTTGTTGCGGAAGATCACCTTGGCGTCGTCCATCTTGTGGGCGATCACCGCGGCGTTGACGTTGGCCGTGAAAATGCAGTCATCGAGGTAGATCAGGCAGATCAGCGTCGTGAACCCGCGCTGGCGTGATTTGAGGATCACGTCGCGGCTATGGATGTTCGACAGGAATTCCTGCTGCTCGGGCCATGGGCGAAACGGGACCAGCTTCCCCTTCTTGTCCACGACCTTGTAGAGGTTGTTGAGCCGCCAGATCGGATCGAGGAACTGGTCGGGGTTTATCGTTGCTGGCATAAAATTCTATCCAGCCTTAGAGCAAGAACCGGCCATTTTTGGCCTGAGCAGCGCAAAGCTGTTCTACTCTTCGTCGTGAGCGAGCCGCTTGCCGCCAGTCGCCACACGCTCAAGCAGGCTCGCTAGATCAGGCGCCACAGCTACGGTTTGGTTCAGATCAAGCTTCTCGCCATACTTTTTGGGGCGAAGATGCGCGGCCATCCACTTGCGGGTATCGATACGCAGCTTTGCACGCGCAATCGCCTCGCCGTTGACCTGGGGGCTTTCATCGTCGCCGGCAAAGTGCTTGCGCTCTTCCCAATCGTTCGCGCTGTCGTCCGCGATTTCCAGCGTTTCATCGAAAAGCAGATCGGCTTGAGCCTCGCGCGCGTGGGCGTAGAGCTTCGCGAAATCCTCGTTTTCGCCCAGCCACTTGAAAACAGTCGTCATGCCGGGCATGTCATCTGCCTTGCAGATCGCCTTCAGGCTTATGGCCTCAGTGGCGATGCGCTCGCAAATCCTGACGCCAATTTCTGGGGTGTATTTCGTCCACTGCCGCGGCTTGGGCTTATTGGTAGAAGCCATGGGCGACGACGGTATTGTTGGTGCCACCTGTGCCGGACGCAGGGCACGTGACAACGATAGGGGTGTTGACCGCGGATGCGGGAAGCGGCGGCATGAAATCGACTACAAGCGGCAGATTGCCGACCAGCACGCCGGACGCGAAATTGTAGGTGTAGCTCAGCGTCCCGCCGAGAATGCCGGTCACGGTGACAGTGACGGGGAGCGCAGCCGTGGCGCCCGAGCCGGTGATCTCGAATCCCGAGATGTAAACCGTGGTGGTCGAAGTGCCGGTGAGAGTGGCAGCAGCAGAGGCGTTAGCCTTGTTGCCTGAGGCAGCGGTGAGTGGCGTGGAGTTGAGCGGGTAAATCTGGGAGGTCTGCGAGCCCGGTGTGCCGTCCGGGTTTACGGCGATGACCGCCTGGCTGACGTTCACGACGCCGGGAGGCGTATTCACAGTGGGTCCGGCCATAGGTCAGCCTCCAAATGCAAACGCGGCCGGAGATGGTGTCTCCAGCCGGATGAGTGGGTTAGCGGTGGTTGCTCGGAGAGGCGGGGCAGCACTCCCGCTTGTGAGAGATATCTCATTCCCTTAACCGGCGCGCCCGATGCTTTAGAGGACACCGACCTTGCGCTTGCTTCGCGCCGTCCAGCTAACCTCGCGCCCGCCTGCTTACAGGCTTCTCTCCAAACCCTTGAATCGAAAGCCCCGCAACGTGGCGGGGCAAATCAGTGGCTGCTATTGCAGCATGGCTTATTTGCTCTGCTTCGGGTTACGCTGTCAAGCGGCACGCGGCAGCACTCCCCACAGAGCTGCGAGGTCGTCCAAATCTTGAAGCAGCCGCTCGACGCATTTGTCCACCTGGCGCTTGTTGGGCTGGCCGCTCGGGAGAATGTCGGCATAGGCCGCGCACGGTGTCGCCATGACAATGTGGGCCACGAGGCGATTGAACACGAGCTTGCCGAGCGTGGTTTCGACCATCTCGATCTTGACGGTGCGGTCGATGCGGGCCGCCATGCCGCTATCGTGCGCAACGGCGGAGGTATCGACGGGTTCGTTGCTCGGGTCCACTGCACCGCCGACAGAGCCGTAGCGCTCCTCGTAGAGGCCCTTGAACGTCTCGGCTGCAATCTCGTGGTGATGCTGTCGGCGCGGGGGCCGGATGTAGGCGAGCGCGCCGATGCGCGTTAGCGTGTTCTCCTCGGCCCAAATCTTCACCGCATCCATGCTCGCCGGCCGGCTTTGGCGCAGCGCGGACTCGATCTCGCGTTCCCATTGCGCGCGACGTTCGCCTTCGGTCAGCAGCGGGTTGTCCACCTTTCGGCTTTCCCGCAGCATCAATGCTTGTCCGTTCATTAGCCGCCCCTTACCCATTTCCCCCGGTTCCCCTTTAACGTCGTTTGCGCATGGTGGTGATGCTGTTCATTCGGCCTCCAGTTCGCTGAGCGGCGCCCACTCGGTCTCTGCCGAATACTCGCCGCCAAAGGTGTTGTCGTCGCGGCCCCACAGACAAACGCTCGGCCCCTCCAAATCAGGCCCTAGAAGCACCACGTGAAATCCGAGGTCGCCGGGGCGGTCCAAGTCCTCAAGCTCGTCGCGGATGCTGTCTCTGACTTTTGCGATAATCTCAGGGGATGGAACTTCACCGTCCCATTTGATTTCGACTGCGCTATGGTCGCTCATTCTGTCTCTCCGGTGTTGAGAGCGGCGCGCGAGACGGTGACTCTGAACAGCTTGCCGTCAAGTTCGAATTGCCAGTTGGCAATAGCGCCGGGGACTGCCGGATCGATTGCTGCCGCGCGGTCAGCCATCTCCACGAGTTTGAAGCCGAGCTGCATTGCGTCGGAAACCGAGACAAGCGCGTTTGAGTCTTCGTCCTCGCGTCCCACCATATCCCCGTCACTCATGGGTTTGGTCCTTTGGGGGTTCGGGCGGCGCAGGAAGCGGACGCCAATGCGTTGGTTCGAAGAATGGGCCGGCCCAGGTGCTCCCCGTCGTGCACCACTGCTCATCGATGGTGTCCCAGTAGCCGGTGAACGCTAGCGGCCCATTGGCGGTGATGCCATCGAACGGCAGCATAGTTCCCCACAGAAGCACGGCCTTGTCGTGTGGTGCAGTATCCATCGGTTTCCACTCACTCACGGCTTTAGCCCTCCTGCATCTTGTTCGATTTTCGCGGATTTGCTGACACGTCAGCGGCGACATGTTCGATTTTATAGACGCCCATGTCTTTGAGCACCGACCACGAATAGCCGTCGTTGCTGTCGATGGCCGCCTCCAGCGCATTGCACAACTCGTATCGCTTGCTGCGCCACGATCCCTCAGGGTCGAACTCAATCAGCACCGGCTCGCTCATCGGTCTATTCCTCTATCGGCTTGGCGTACTGGCGGGGAGGGTCGAAGGTCATGCTGCGTCACGATATGGGTTGACAAGCTTGCGGTCGCGCCACACGCGGTAATGCATCCCGAGTTCCCGCCAGCGGTCCCCGACCCAAATCGGAATGCGAGTCCAACCGACAACTAGACGCCGCCGTCCCGTGCGAGCATTGTACTGCCAGTGAATCGGCGGATCGAGGCATTCGACGCGGTAGCTGTGACCGTGCTTCATTGACCATTCGACCGCCAGCAACTCGCGCGCCCGTACCTCAGGGTCGATCTCCCAGAACGGCCCATCCGCCCAAGTGCCCGGGCTCGTGCTGACCAGCCCGTCAGCTTCACGGCGCGCCATAAGCTCGCGCAGCTCGCCAACGAACGGCCCGCTGTCGCTGTTCCGGAAACCAGCCTTCTGCATCAACCTATTCGTATCACCCATTCACTTCACCTTGCGCCCTGGCGCGGTTGAGGTTGGTCACTTCTGCTGGCCGATTAGCTTCGTTGAGGCCTTCGTAATCCGGCTCGGGCCTTTCCATCCATCCTCGACAGGACCGAGCGCGACATAGCCAGCCGGCGGCTTTCCGCCGATCGGATAGGAGACGAAGCGCGGGCCGTTCGCCATCGACTGCGCCATCTGGTCGAGCGCCGTTGCGAGTGAGGCCAGCCGCGGCGCCGTTGGCGGGAAATCGTTGTTGTGCCCGCTCACCTCGCCGCGCAGGAACGCCGCGCAAGCGGCTTCGACCGCCGGCAGCGAGCAATCCGACACAGCCCGGAGATAGGCCTCCGGCGTGACCTCATTGATCCCCGACTGCGAACTCGGGAATCCGGCCAACATCACGCCGATTGTTTCCAGTGCCCGCTTCCGATCCTTCGCTTCCATCGCTCGATCCGTGGTTGAAAAAGTGTTCTGATCCCTTCACGCGTCGTCTTCGCCCCCCTTGGGGGGCTTTAGGGGGTATTCTATCTTCTATATTCTTAGCACTAGGGTAGCCATTGGCTGACCCATTGGGTACGTCAGATTGCTGTTCTATTTCAGTCGTTTGCGACCATCTGCGATTTGCGTAACGCCTGCCGTTACGCGACCGCTCGTGGTCCTTGGTCATGCGGCGAGAGTAGACGACACCTTCACGGGTCACGCTCAGCACGCCGGCTTGCCGAAGCTCGGCCATCAAAGCCCGAACCTCGTCCACCGGCACGCCTGTCATGCGGGCTAGGATGTCGTTACTTATCGCCGCGCCGTTGAGCGTAAGATGCCCATACGGCCGGGCCTCGTGCATAATGCAGAGGCATTCGATCCAGAGCCCGCGAGCGGCCAAACTGACCGCCCTCAGACCCTGGTCCCCTCGCCACGATGCAGGGGTGAATTTGAACCACGGCAGGCTCAATCTGACATTGCCTCCCGTGCCGCCCGCGCTGCCTCGTGCTGGCGCTTCCAAATTGCCTGCCGCCGCCGTTCCTCGGAATCGGCCCAAGGATCGCGGATCGGCTGCTTGGGCTCAGGGAGAGCGGGGAAGCGCGGCGACTGATACGCCTTGGCCTTGCGGGGTTCCTTGTAGGCAATGAACCATCGACATAGCTCGTCAACAGTCACGCCCAGCTCATCCGCAATGAATTGCACCGGCACGACCGGAGAGCGTTGATTGAGCTTGTCGCGAACAGTCTCGAATAGTTCGCGATTGTCGGGACGAAGTAGGTCACTCGCCTTTGTCATGGCTCACTCACGGTCAAGCTGTTGAGGTTCGGATACCGCTGGCGCAGATGGAACAGTTGCTCGGGAGTGCCGAGCCAGGAGTCGGCGCGCACCAGCGTCAGGCCCTCCCCGCTCATATGCAGCCACCGGCCGTCGCCAGCTTTCAGGCGCACCTTGCCGAGCTTCATCGCCTTGGTGCTGCCAGCGTATGGTGCCTTAGGCGCGACAATCTCGATGACGCGCGGCGGACGACGATTTATAACTGCCACATAGAGGCATTCGACAACCGCATCCCGGTCAACGTCGAGCACCTTGGCAATCTCGGTCAGGGTCGCGCCCTTCCGCTGCAAAGCCTGCGCTTCATCGCATTGCTCGCGCGTCGGAAGCAGTTCCCCCTCTCCCTCTATATGGTTGGGTTTGGACATTTCTAGGCTGCCTCTTGTGCTTCGCCGACTGGAGCGCGCTTCCACTCTCCGTCGAGGAGATAGAACGCCCCGGCGTCGAGCCGCTTCCATTGAACGGACCAGCCGTCGGCGTCGGCGATCTTGAAGGGGCGCAGTTCAACAGTGGACCGTTCGCCGTCGAACATGATAAGATCGGCAGTGACTACCTTCCGACGCCCGCTGCCCGCTGACCAGGCAGACAGAACTTCTCGGAAGCAGGCTGGACTGCCCAGCGGCACAATGGCCGTCAGCGTATCGGCCACAAGCGTTTTCAGCGCGCGTTCGTTGCTCATCTCACCCCCAGCTTCATGGTCGCAGCTCTGGCTACAGCTTCACGGCGTTGCTCAGGAGATAGACGTGATACGGCTATGCCAAGTTCAAGCTCTGTGTAGGCTTTGCGTGTCTGTGCTGCGGCGGATTCCTTGCGAGTGGCTGCGACGTGCCTGATGATCACGTGGGGAAGCGGGTCAGGCTTGCGAGACCAGGGGAAGTTCATGCTGCGTCTCCGAGAATGGAAAGCTGCTCTGGGGCCTTCGGGGTTTCGACAAAGAAATCGGGCTCATTAAGAGCGGCGGCTATGCGCCTGCAGGCTACGTCGAAGTAGCGCTCGTCACGCTCGATGCCGCTGAACTTTCGCCCCGCCCTCACCGCCGCGACACCGGTCGTCCCTGAGCCCATGAACGGGTCGCAGACGGAGGCGGCGTCGGGAATGTGCGTAAGGGTCCACGACATGACGCCCTCAGGCTTCTGTGTCGGGTGAAAGCGTTCCTCGTGCCCCTTGCGTATCATCCCGTTCCAGCGCCAATAGATGCGGCGCACTGCTTTGGGGAGGTTGGTCCACGCCAGCTCGCAGTCGGCAAAATCGTTGTCGCCGTTCTGCTTGTCCCAAATGAGCCAACACGAGGTTGGCCCTAGTTCGAAGTAGTTTCCGCCGAAGATGATTTGATACCTACTGCAGCTTCGGATAAGCTCAATCTGTTCAGGCGTTGCGGGCGATTTGTCCCAGTCAAATTCGCCGTAGTCCTTGGGCGCTGCCAGCTTGCCACGGGACGCAACTCTCGCCGCATCCTCGCCAATGCCATAGGGCGGGTCGGTGACGATAGCGTCAAAGCGGCCAAGCGTTGGAAGCACCCGCAGCATGTCGCCCAGATACAGTTCGACTCCCTCAGCTAAAACTTCCCGCCGCCCCATTCCCCTATCCCCCTAGATCGTCCTGCTTGTGTTCAGTGGTGTGTGGGTTAGGCGGCTTCACGCATGCGCTTCTCGACCAGAGCCTTAGGCTCAGCGTCGTTTTCGAGCGTGACCTTGAACATCTGGCGCGCCGCGTCATGCCACACGATGACGCCCTCGGGCTTCATAAAGCCGGGAGCCGCAAGCGAGCCTTCGTTGCGAAGCTGCTTGAGCGCGTCGGGAACACAGCCTATGGTGAAGACGCCGGAGTAAAGCACTGGAACAACGTCACAGCAGGCCGGACGTTCAGCGCCCCAACGGGCAACGTTGAACAGGCTGAAATGTTTGCGAGGCTGGGAGTAGTTGCGCTGGATGCCCTGCCCCCACCACTCGCCAAAGTGCCGACCGGGGCCGAGGTCGCGAAGTTCGTCCGCGTGTTCAGCCACCCATCGCGCAAAGCCGTAGTTGTCATCCTGCGGTGTGATATACCGGGTCCGTGAAGCCGCCCGAACCGAGCCGTCTTCGCCGACGATAACCTGCGCATTCGTGCCGTCGATCTTCTCCGAGATCACCACGTCGCGGTAGAGACGAGCGATTTTCGGGAACGCTTCAAATTCCAGTTCGTCCATTCATTTGCCCCTTTGTTGAAGCCGTGAATTGCTGTTGAGCCCGATCCAGCACACCCCAAGGCAAGCGAGCATGAAACCGAGACCGGGCCAGGTTGGACCGCTCAGTATGGCGAGGATCAGGAGATAGGCTGCCGTGAGTACGAGAGCCGTTTCATCGGTGCGGAACATCACACGCTCCACAGCATTGCGATGAAGATGGCAATGATCGCACCGCCGTTCAGATAAACGGTCAGCGGTCCCGGCGGGTTGATCCAGTACAGAACCGCCAAGGCGGCGGCGTAGTTGATAAGCGTGACAGTGATCAGCCGGGAGGTCATGCTACTTTCCTCGCCTTACGCGCCTGAATTTTCGCCACCAGAGCGCGAGCCTCAGCTTCGGGTTCGACGTCGCCATGTTGGGCAAGTTCGGCTGCGATCTGGAGGGCGAGCGCCTGCATTTCAGCGAGGTATGCGGCACTAATCTGTTGGTAGCCGTACGCTGAAACAGACGAACCCCTCTTACGCGCATGCCAAAGGAACCACGGTGAGAAACCGTACTCCTCGGTCAACGCCCTCAGCGCCGCCGGCTGCTTAACGCGCGTCCGGTCCATGCGCGCCTTGATCATGCCGTCGATCTTGCGGCGCGCGGACTCCATCAACTCGGCCTCGCCGCGTTCCCATTCAGTCGCGGCCTCGCTGCGTCCGATCGGTAATTCCGGGCCGTCCTCAAGCTTGTCGATAAGAGCCTGGAGCGCACCGCGCTCAGGCCGAAACCACTCTCCGTATTCGTTGAAGCGTCGAAACTTGTGGTGCAGTTCGTTCTCACGTTTCACGCTGCCGTTGATGATCCGAAGAACCGCCAACATCCCGTGGCTTGTAGTGAGCGAGGCAAGCCGCGACGGGAAATCAGTCGTGGTGCCGATCTTGATCAAACCATCGGCGCGCTGGAGGAAGTAGATTTGGTGCTTCACCGCTTAGCCCTCTGTTCCCGTTTTGCTCGGCGCAGTTCCAAGCGCATCTTCCGTCTCATCGATAAGTCTTTGACGATCCGCAGTTCGCGGAAGCGCTTTAACCAATTCCAATTCATGACGAAGCTTCGCCTCCTGCCGTCCACACTCGGCTTCGTAGGCCGCCTGAAGCGTCCGATAGACGCTGGCTAGAATGTCTTTCGGGCGACGATAGCGAAGGGACCAGAAGGTCTGCGCCGGAACGCCGTACTTCTGTTCCGCGCGGTAGCTCGCCGCCTCGATTGTGTCGCCGGGGCCGCGATAGGTCCGCTGCAACAGGGCCTCAGCCCAATGCGCGGCCTCGTCAACGACTGCTTCGCCGTCAAACACTTCTTGCTCCTGACGCAAAGGGAACTTGCTCAAGGGAAACTCCTGGGTTGCTACATGTCTGTTCGTGACTGAGAGCAACCACAGAGGTAGTCAGTTGGCCTTTAAGAGCATCGGCAGTTTGGCGACGGACGTGCTCAGGAAGGCGGCGCGCACAGCCGACAGGCGAAGTGCGCGAGAATTTAACGGCGAGCTGCCCGCAAGGGAGGTTACAGACAGCTCGCCGGGTGCCCTCACGGCACCGAGGCTCAACGACGTGGGAGGACACGACGCGAGCAACGCGATGAAAAGCGCGGGGGACGAAACCCCCGCCAGTGACGGGGCACACAGCGTCAACAGCGTGCCCATGCCGAGTGGAGGAGTGCCCGGCAAGCTGAAACTTGTGACCAGTGTCGGAAGGCGCGCCGGAGCCGCCCATGCAACGGGTTTCCCCCACCCGCTGGCGCGCCGTCCCGCATTGGTTGCGACGGGCGATCATGATAAGGTCGCCTTGATGATGCGCGCCGCTTCGTCGCGGATTACCTGGGCAGACGCCCGAGGCGTCCCGAGCCGGTCATCGCGGCCATCGAGCCAGCCATGACGGTATGCTTCCGAGCGGTTCGATTGCGCAGGGTATTCGTCGCGTTCATCCTCGAAACCGTCGAGGTAGCCGTCCACCATATCGGCGGGCGTCGGCAATTCGAGAAGCTGGCTGAGTGTGATGCCGCTCACGGTCCTACCCTCCCATGATGCGCGATAGCCTCGCCTCCGGGGGCGATGGAGAGGATGGATGCGGCCGGAGAAGCTGCATGGAAGACCTCTCCGGCCGCTGGCGCACCCTTGCGGAGTTCGGAATCGAGTTGCCGGTCTGCATCGCCCTCCGCACCGGCAAGAGAGGTGTCACCTCCGGACCTGCCGGGGTGCGATTCAGTGTCGGCGGAGACCGGATCGAGGTCCGTTCCAGTCTCCGCCGGGCCGCCGCCGTTGTCTTGCGAAGCGGGCGGTGTTTCGTCGTCGCTCTCACGCACGCGTGCGAGGGCGGACAGGTAAAGATCGAAATCAGTGCCGTCGTTCAGGCGCTTCTTAGCCTCGTCGCTGGTCTGGTGCTCGACACGGTATTGCTCAGCGAACGCGGAGCGCAACGCCTTCGGGTTCAGGCCCTCGGCCTTGGCCTCGGCAAACAGTTCCTTGAGGTCGTCGCTGATCTGCCGGCGCGTGTCCTCGAACGGCTCCCAGCGGTCGTAGAACCGGCGAACGATGTTGAGGTCGGACGGGGGTTGCCGCATCTATGCGCTCTCCCCCCGAATGGCGGTCGCGATCCCAGCCGCAGCGATCCGCATGCTCTCGAAGTCCCGAGCAATGGAATGCTGCCCCCTCGCTCTCGCAGCTGCCTGCTCAGCGGCGTAGTGCGTGTTCGCGGCTTCAGCGTTCTTTGCGCATTGCTCTCGCGATTGCGCATCCTGCACCGCCAGCACGCCCCGCATGGCCTCGATTGCTGCCGCCTTGCTCGCGGGCATGTAGTGCCGGAGCGAAGTGCCGAGCGGTTTCAGCACCAACTCCAGTGCCATTACAGCTACGTCCTCTGGCCTGTCGCTGTTGCTGCCCCCGTGCATGGTCATGGCCGCCCTTGCGAGAGGCAGGCCAAGACGACGACAATGCCGCAGCCCACAGCAGCACCGAAACAGATCGACCAGCCGGTCAATATGGCTACGGCGGCAAATGTGGCCTCAAGTGCCAATTCAATGCCGATGAAGATGCGGGTTTCGGTGCTCATGCGGCGTCCCTCGGAAGGAAGTCGTCCGCTGACAATTCGACGTTCTTTTCCTTGAGCGCCGTTATGATTTTGGAGACCGTTTCCAGCGGAGGCTGCGTCTGGGCTTTTTCAATACGCAGAACGGTGAGCCGGTCTTTGCCGATGAGCTTGGCAAGCGCCTCTTGCGAGAGGTTTGCCTGCTTACGAGCAATGGTGAGCGGGTGAGCCATGCCCGGTGATGTAACATCCGGTGTCACGCTTGTAAAGAGGCGGCAACCGACAATCTGTTGCGCCCGGCGTTCCACGTGGAACAACCGGAGTCGCTAAAATTGCCGATATGGCAAAAGAGCCCCAATATCGGCGTACCTACATCAAGGAATGGCGCCAGAAGCGCGGCCTGTCGCTCCGGCGACTGGCAGAACGGCTTGAGGACACGCCCGGCGGCGACCTCATGCTTTCACACACGAGCATCGGCAGGATCGAGAAGGGGCAGCAGCCCTATTCTCAACCGACCCTAGAGGCTATAGCGGCGGCGCTTGGTGTCCCGGCGTACATGCTTCTTGAAGTGAACCCGGAGAAGGACGGTGACGTGATCGATATCACCCTCCGCCTCAACAAGGCACCGCCCCAGCTCCGAGACCAGGCGATCAGTGTAATCAATGCCCTTCTGCAAGCGGCCAACTCCAGCCGGTAGCTCAATCTTCACAATCATTTAAGCCCCTCCCCTCGGGGCGGCGATTCACGCCGTACGTCACAGTTGTAACATGGCGTGCAACTTTTTCTAGGTACCCCCTTGATTTCCAGTAACACCGGGTGTTACATAACGGTCAGCCAGTAAGGCACCCTGATTTCAAGACGAGGCGAGAAAATGAGCAAGTTCGAATGTGAGCGCGACGGCGAGGTTCGGAGCTTCAACAGTTTTGCCGAGTGCCAGCGGTTCGTTCGCCGGGAAGGCGATGCGTCACGGCTCTGGGCCTACATCGGCACGGCCCTTCTTTTCTACATCACTTCGATGGAGCGGGTGTAATGGGCGCCAATTATCAGCAGCGCCTCAAGCAGCGTCAGGACGCCGGAACTCGTGTCGAGGAACGGATGCTTCAAACCCTCTTGAGCTTCGAGCCGACAGGCGAACTAAAAATCCGCGATGCGCAGTTCATCGCCCGAACGGCCCGCCAGTTTGCCTTCGATGAATTCGAGAAGATCGAGCCTGCCGTCTGATCTTCGCCGCCCTGCCCGCCGTTCGCGACGGGCCGCACAGTGAGACCCCCAACGCCAGTAAGGCACCCTGATTTAGCGAGGATGAGAGAAATGACGACCGAGCCAAATGCCAACAAGCCGAGAGCCGGGGAAGTCTGGCAGGTCACGCACACGCGCAAAGGCTCGTTCGCGGCCAAGTTCCTGAACGACGTTGATATGGCCCAAGACCCCGGCGGGTTCATGGACGTGATGGTTGCCGGCGGCAGAGCACGGTTCATGTCCGGGGATGCCGGCGAGGGCGATGTGATCACGATCCGCAAGAGCATGACGACGCTCAATTGGCGTGTCGATCCCGAACAGGCCTAGCCCCAACGGCACACAGACATACCAACCCGAATACACTGTTCTAGATATGTGGGGATGAACTGATATGGCCCGCAAAGCGGCGGTTAAGTTAGCGGAGGCGGTCGAGGCCGCTCCAGTGATTACAGCGTTCAAAGGTTTCAACCACCTTTTGCAGTGCTGCCCGGTTGGCGAGCCGTTCCAGTTCGCGATCGGCAATACCTACACCGTTGAGGGCAAGGTCTCGGTCTGCAATCGGGGCTTCCATGCCGTCGATGCGAGCAACCCGCTCCACGTCTGGGACTACTACGCCCCGGTCGATGACGAGGGCCGTTTCACTCGCTACGCCGAGGTCGAGCTGTCCGGTGCGACCGACCGGGAAGAAGGCGAGAAGGGCATCAAGATCGCGGCGGCCTCGATCACCATCAAGGCCGAGATCACGCTGCCAGACTTCATCAAGCGTGCGGTGACGGCGTTGCTCGACGCCGCTAAGGGCGCCGGCAAGGAAACATTTTCCTCGGGCGACTCCGCCACGCTGGCCGCCTCGGGCTACTACGCCACGCTGGCCGCCTCGGGCTACTCCGCCAAGCTGGCCGCCTCGGGCGACTACGCCAAGCTGGCCGCCTCGGGCGACTACGCCAAG